GGATTAACAAATTTGACCAAGGAAAGCAAACCCGCATGCGCAATGCCGAGGAGCATTTGCCGTGGGCTGACACTCCATTTTTGGGCACAAAAGACCTTAGCGTTAAGCTTGAGGTTCTTTTGAAACGCGCTGACCCTGAGTGGGCACCGCGCGTCATTTACGCCGGCAATGATGCATTTAACCGCACCACTGGACCGGCCATGATGATTGCCATGGAACGTCTTGTTGCTCTAACCAATTTTTCACGCATCGGTCCTGTTAAGGTCAAACTGGCCTACAAGACAAATGACGTGGACTTGGTAGATTTCCTGGACGATGACCACCACCCTCATGCTTATGAGGGGGACTTTTCTCGTAACGACCGCGAGCAACGGTCGCGTGTCGCTCTTTTGATCGACGCGTGGTTCGATGTATTGTGTATGCCCACGTGGCTTAGAACGTTAGTGTTGGATATGGAAGACTTTACAGTGCAAAACAAACGGTTTGGGATCCGGGCCAAGCTCCGGTACCAACTGCCCACAGGTACCACACTCACAACTTTTCGCAACAGTTGCTACAACGCTGTCATGTCTAGCGTCGCTTGCGCGCGGCAAGGCCTTGACAGCGTAAAAGCATGCATTCTGGGGGACGACATTTTGTTCGTCTCATCAAAACCATTCTGCATTTCTGGTTGGAAGAGGGTTGTTGATAGGTTCAAAATGGTACTTAAGGGCAAGATGGTCAAACTGAACGGCCAAGCCACCCTACTCTCACGTCGCATCATAATTTTTGGCGACGAATTAAAGTGCATGTTGCCGTTAATAGGCAAGGCACTAGCCCGTTTTAACGCTCGTGCGAGCGCTAATTCTGGGGTTAGTGATTCACAGTACATGGCAGGCAAAGCTCTGAGTTATGCTTACGAGTTTCGCCATGTGGAGTTCATGCGCGATTTTTTTATGAGACGGTTCCACGCCGAGGACCAAAGTTTCCTAACACTAGACGATTTGACGTGGTTCACACGTACAAGCGGTATGGATGTTTTGCAAATCATCGATGCTGTCCGCAACGAGAAGATTCTCATCAACGATGATATTTTTCGTGAGTGGTTGATGGACACATACGACATGGGTTTGACAGACCTAGAGGAGATTTGTGAATTGATAATACCCAACCGGGTGCTCGAGTTCGTGCATCATCCAGAGGTCGATCTATTAGCGATCGACTGGTGATTTCCTTCTGTGGACTACGGTTCAGCTGGGCGCAGAACGCTTCTTTTAA